ATTAATAAATTAAATAAATTAAAAAATAATATATATTTTTATTAAATGTCTGGACAAAATTGCAAATGGAATATTTCAATAAGTCAGGGCCAAAAAATAGCTTATAATACAATAATATCAATTCTAACAGATAAAAAAAAAATGAAAATATGTGATTTAAAAAAAGCAATAATATTAAGGACAAATAGTATTGATATTAAAAATAATAATAAAAATAAAGATATTAATTTCTTTTTAAAAGAACAATATGGTGGTTTAATACCATTTATAGATACATTAGAAGATATAGGTATATTATTTAATGATAATAATATATATGCGATTTTAACAAATGAAGAATATTATGAAGACTGGTTTTTTATTTAAAAATTTAACATTTTTATTGATTTTTCTTTCATATCCAACATAGCTCTTTCATTTATAATAAATGTTCCAGATGGATTATAGTCTTCAACAAATTTATGTTCATTATTAGTTGATTTATTTTTCTTAACTTTTGGTTTATTTTTGAAATTCCAAGATATAAATATCCAATTATTATTGTATTCCTTAACAACTAATCCATTCTTCTTTAATGATGATACAATATATTCTTGAAGATCATCTACATCATATAATGGAATCCCTATTATAAATGTAGGTATATTATATAAACATTCTGTTTTTCTATTATCTGCATATAATTTAATACGGTTATGGCATTTAATTAATATTTTATCAAATGTTTCATATTTAACTAATTCTTTTTTCTTAGCAGTTTTATATAAATCATCTATTTTTAGTTGAGACATATATATTATATATAAATAATATATTATATTATGTTTATTATAACAAAAAATTATATAATATTTATTAATGAAGGTTAATACAATTATGTTATGTGCTTGTGGAACATCTATTAATATCATCGCTGGATATTTATATGCTTTAATTGAAAATAATATATTAGAAAAAGACTATAATAATATAAAAAGATTTATTGGTTGTTCGAGTGGTTCAATAGTTGCTTTATTAATGTCAATTGGTATTCCAATTAATGTAATGTATAATATATCTGATAGAATGAATTATTCAACTTTGTTAGATATAAATAATCTGGACAATTTATTTGATAATACAGGGTTATTTGATACAATTAATATTAAAAATACCATTGATAATATTTTAGAAAAATTTCATATTAAAAAAAATACTACTTTCTTAGAATTACATAATAAAACTAATAATAAACTAATAATAAAAGTTTATAATTTATCTTTGAATAAAGAAGTATATATTTCATATAAAAATTACCCTGACATGCCCGTATCACTTGCTATATGTATGTCTTCAGCTATACCCTTTTTATTTAAACCAGTTGTATATAATGATTATTTATTTGTAGATGGAGCTATTAACGGGGGAACTCCAGTTATTGAAAAATATAAAAATTATATATCTATTACAATTGTAAATAGCGAAATATTATTGTTAAATAATTTAACATTTCATAAATATATTGGTAGATTGATTCAATCAACTAATAATAAATATAGTAATTTTGAATTTAATAATAATAAAAGAAATGTAATAATAAAAACAAAATTAAATATGTCAATTAATTTTAGCATTGAATCAATTAAAAAAAAAGAAGATTTAATTAATGGGTATAATCAAACTATTAAACATATAAATAAATACAATATTAAATAAATAAGCATATAACATATGGACCATCACCAGAACAACTCATGTCATGTAAATAAAGATCTCCCTTTTTAATATTGGGATCACCTTCTTTTAAAATATCATTATAATTAAACATATTATTTTTTATAGTATATTTTATACTATCATCATTTAAAATATTTCTAATATCTGTAGACATGCTATGTATATCTAAATTTAATTCTTCTTCTTCTTCTTCTTCTTCTACTTCTACTTCATCTTCTTCTTCTTCTTCTTCTTCTTCTTCTTCTTCTTCTTCTTCTTCTTCTTCTTCTTCTTCTTCTTCTTCTTCTTTAACTTTAACTTTTGATTTTTTATATTCTAAAAAATCAAGGTAATCTTGATCTTGTTCTAATAATGGTTCATTGATTGTTTCAATATTTCTTGTTTTAACTTTAATATTTCTTTGTTTTTGTAATTCTTCTTCTTCTTGTCTTTGTAATTCTTCTTGTATTTGTAATTCTTCTTGTATTTGTAATTCTTCTTGTCTTTGTAATTCTTCTTGTCTATAGATATATAACATTTGTTCATATTGTTGTCTACGAATATTATCAATAGATTGTCCATTTCTTGGTTGATAATTATTATATCTTCCTCTAAACATTTTATAACTTGAATAATATAAATTATTTTTCTATTAAACTTAAACGATATTTTTCAATAACAGTATAATAATCAGATTTATTACTAACATATGGAATTAATACTTGAGTTGATTTACAGTTAGATAAATAAAATATTTTTAATAATTGATATTTAGTTAATCTTGATTCATTAACTGCCAATGAAGATGTAGAATTAATCATTTTATCATAATTAATAATTTTTTGTAAATTTAATTTATTTATATTATTAACTATTTCATTATCTGAATGAACTTTAATATCAAAATTATATTTACCATTAATATTAGAAACATATAATCCATTATTTAAAATATCTTCTCTTAATTTTTTTTTAGCTTCATTAAAATTTTTAATTTTTTTTTTATTTTCGTCTCTTAATAATAATCTTTCAAGGTTATCTTTATTTTTATTATTCTTATTATTTCTATATTCAGGATATCTATTACATTGTCTAGATTGTTCATTGCTATAATAATCTTCAATATGCAATAAATTAGAATATACATATTCTATATTATCAAATTGAACTCTTATTAAAGATCTCGGACCTTTAACATTTTTTTTAAGAACAATACCAACTTCACCTGTTTTATTTTTAATTACTCTCGTCCCTGGTTTAAAGTATTTATGTGATACATTTCTATATTGAATACCATTTGTATAATATACACCAGTATTTTGTTTTTTTCCATTTTGACTACTTGGCATTTTTAAATTAAATTATAAATATATATAGAAATTTAACTTTATATATTATAAGAGAAAAAAAAAGATATAAATATAATTGCTTATTATATAGCAGATTCACATTGAGATTTAATAATTTGTAGAATATTTTTGATATCAACAATAACATTAATTAAAAATTCAGTAATGTATGTAACTTTTTGAATTTCTGTATAATCTGTTGGTAGGATCATAAAATTAAATACAATTTTATCAATTAATGGGTGTGGTTTTTTGTATCCACATAATTGAATAAAAGTTTCATTAGTAATAAATTTATTCACAGCATGACTTTGAATAATAGAACCAACTGTATCATCTTCATTATCAATTGATACCTGGAATGTTTGATCATTTTTAAATCTATTAATATTATATTTTCCACTACCAATATCACTTTGTTTTAACATATTTTTCAAGCTATCTTCCATATTGATAAATTTACCATATAGTATATCAATAGATTGGATTAAAACTTCTTTAGGTGAAAAGTGGTGATTGGAAACTATTTCAAAATTATACCAATATGATTCTTCATTATTATCTTTATGGAAATATCTTTCACTTTCGGATAAATATAAACTTTTAGTGAATGATTCTACATCTTTTTTTTTAGTAATTTTGCTAATTTGTAATTTATCTTTTAATACTTTTTGAAATATATCATTATCTTTTTTGAATGAATAAACAACAGTTGATAAATTATTAAAACGAGCATTATCTTTAGATGTACTTATAGTAGGTGATGCATATAATTTAATCTTTTCATTATCAAAATCAGAATTAGTTAATTTTAATTCTGTAATAAGCGAATAATTATCTTTACCTTTGAATACGAATGGTTTAAAAATTTCTTTTTTGAGTTTATCTGGTAATTTTTTATCCATATTATAATATTCTTTACTTGTATTATTCATTTTCAATAATATGTTTTCTTCATCAGGAATATCTCCCATTAGTGATTGTTTTTCAATCGTATCAATTGTAACTTTATTCAATCCATATATATTAAACATATCTGCTGTAATATTGATAATTGGTGTATCAAAATTATCAATATTTAATTCAAATAAGTATGATTTATGAAAATCAGTTGGATCAATATATAATGGGATTAATCCAATACGACTTTTCAAAAATTCATTATGGAGTGCTCCAGTATTTTCTTCAATAATAATATCATCATCATTAAAAGCAATAGTTTTAATATCTTTCAATAAAGTTCTTCTAATAGCATTGACAAATGATTTATTTAAACCATATTCTTTATTTCCATTTATTTCAAATAATAGACTTTTTTGATTAGGATTCTTAATATTGGTAATATCAACTGTAAATTTTTGGTGAGTTAAATCGGACATATATTATTATTATTATTATATTTATATATTTATATTTTTAAATAATATCAAATTATGTTTAAAAATATAAAAATATATATATTTATAATTATTAATCATAAATGAGTAAAACAATTTATATAAGTAGAAGATGTGAACATTGTCACGAACTATTAATAACTCTTCATAAAAATAAAGATATTTTCAAGTTCCCAGTTGTAGATATAGATACAAAAGCATATCCAACAACCGTTAATAGTGTTCCATGTATGGTAATGGGTAATAGAGTATTACCTGGAAAAGAATTATTTAAATATTTAGAACTATTAATAAATGAAAATGGAAAAGATAAAGTAGAACCACATATTAATCAAAATTTACCTGGAGAACCAACTCAAAATATGAACTCAAATAATAAACAATTGCCAAATAGTGATTTAGAAGGTGGTCCATTAGAAAGTATGGATGGTCCAGGTGGATTTTGTTTTGGTGGTATGTGTGATTTAAGTTATTCTCCATTAGAAGAAGGTGACACAATAAATCAAGATAATTATGAATATTTAGATAATTCTCAAAACAATGAAGCTGGATCAAAAAATAAAATGCAGAATGATACAAGGAAAGAGAAAAGTGCTCAAATGGATACAGATTATGAAAGAATGATGGAATCTAGAAAAATGCAGCAACCAGAAATAAGACCGCGGTAAATAATTTAAATAAAAAGTATTATTAATAATATATATAAAATGGATTTAAATGAGCAAATACTATCACTTTTTAAAAATATGATTAATGATATTGTAGACATTTTACCTGAAGGTGAAACACAATTAGTTATACTAGATAAATATTCAGAAATATTAAAATTAGAGGAATTAAAATTAGAAGATAATTCAATAATATCTGATTTTTTACAGAGATTAAATAAAATATCTACAAAAATTACCAATAAAGATGAATCTATATTTGATGAAAATATAATTTTATACATACCAATTAAAACAATATGGTCTGATTATATGGAAGATGTAGATAAAAATAAAATATGGAAATTCCTTCAAACATTTTGTATTATTAATATTAATTTAAATTCAAGTAATGAATTAAAAAAATTATTAAGTGGAGAATCAAATGAAATTCAAAAAGATAATAAAAAAGACATAAAAGATTTAAAAAAAATCAAGAAACTCAAGAGTAGTATAAATGATATTAATAAGGAAGAAGAGACACGTGAAAAAGAAAATAATATGGGGGGATTAGAAGGATTAGAAGGATTAGATGGAGTATTTGAAAATACTGGTATTGGTAAATTAGCTAAAAATATAGCTGAAAATATGGATTTTGAAGCAATGATGGGTGATATGGGTATTGGTAAAGATATGGGTGGTGGAGAACCAGATATGGCTAAGATGATGCAAAATATGATGAATCCGAGTAATTTCATGAATTTATTTCAAAATATTAATGAACAAGTCCGAGAGCAAATTGATAGTGGGAGTATATCAGAAGAGACATTGAGTGGTGAAGCAGAATCATTGTATGGTAATTTTGCAAATAATCCAATGTTTAAAAATATGATGGATAATCCTGAATTACAAAAAATGCAACAACAAATGCATAAAACT